GAAGTTCTCTTTTTGTGTTGCCATGATATTTGTTTTGGTTTATAAACTATTTTTAATTCCTTCTTTGAATTTCTCTAAGTATAATACAGCGTCCATTAGCTCCTGCTGTAAATGCTCAGCCCATTCTTTAGTGTTTAAGTCAGTCCTGTCTAGATTAGTTCCGTATTTCGTAAAGCCAATGTTAGCTCTATCTTTATACTTAGTAATCACAGACTCGACTATAGTGTCATACTTATTCTCCATACCCTTTATATTTTCTTACTTGTTCTTTAAGTTGTGCTCTCCATTTAATATCTACTGTGCCATCGTTTAAGATGTCTTCTACTAACTTAATAGTTTCAGCAGTTACAAACTTGCTTTCCTTAGGAACTACAGTAACCTTAACTTCTTGTTTAGTTGTCTTAGATACTTTTTCTGATTTGTTTTCTAACTCTAAATTTTCCATAATTGTTGTTTAGCGTCCTTGACCACGATATGATTTAGGTCTTGGACTATGTTTGTTATAAGATTTCTTTGCCTTACCTTCTTTACGCTTCCCGAAACTCACCTTTGTACTCGTCCCAGATGCTGATTTTGCTTTCGCCATTGTCTAAAAATATTGTTAAATTAATTGTTCCGTCTGATACTTGTTGACATACAATAGATGTGCCACCGCACATACCTAAGTGAGTTAAGAACTCTATTTGTGATACGCTTAACCTATCACCTATAGCTTTAATCTCACAAGCAATGAACTGACCATAGTTCTTATGGTAACCTATAATGTCAGGCAATCCTTTCTTACCAATGAAAGACCTTCCCTTAACTGCTAGGTTATTGTTCCTCCATACTTCATAACCTAAACTATCTAAATATTCTAGCATCATCTTGGTTAAATCACTTGCTGTTTTGTATGTCATATAAACGAAATTACATCAATTAATCGAAACGTATCATCTCCACAGTTGGAACTTTTACATATCTTATGCCTTCAACTATCTTAGTTTTACCCCATTTAAAGTGTCTTCTTGCCTTAATTCTAAGCATTTCAGCTCGTATAAAGTAGATTCTGTCTTTAAGGTCAAAGTTGATAGCAAAGAACTCTACTCTTGTGTCAGCTATGCCACTTGGTTGACCATTATTCTCATACTCTAGCCACATGAATTTTTGTTTCAATGCTTTTGGCTGTTGTATTACTATAACCTTTGTGTTCCTGGCAAACAATAACAATGCTTGGTATGTGCCATCAGCAGCTTTAGCTTGTTCTATGTCGAACTTACGAGTATTCTTATAGTTTCTATTTAAGTCCACTTCTTCTAGGTAGTTTTAGTTTCTTAACGTAAAAGTATAGTGTTCTAGTGCCCATACCTATACCAACTGCAATATCAGTAACATCGTTAAATCTAGCAGTATCATACCATGCTCTTCTGATAATTCGTTCCTTCATGTTCTCTATGTTCAGGTCTTCACCATCTATTAATTGTACATCACTAGGTTTTTGCTTTAGTATTTTCATCTTATTTGTTTTGCTTAATTATTTGTTTTTTCATCCATTTAGCACCATCTTGAAATGCATCGTAATATGTTCTTGGATTCAATTTTGTAGAACCATCATTATACTTTTCTATCTCCTCATCACTTGGTAGTTCTATTGGTTTAAAGCCATCTATTGTAGAATAGTCCATATTATTTAATCTACCATCCATATTACCTGCATTATATGCATCTAATACTTGTTGTTCTGTATATAGTTTCATAGTTTATAGTTTATAATCTTCAAATGTGGTGGTTTCTCCAATAAATCTTACAGCCATATTGCAGCATTTGCCATGTCTGTTCTTTTCTACCTTAACGATTACTAAATCGTCTGGATGGTATTCTTTACCACCTATTTCTACAGGGTCTTTCATCTCGTAGTAAGATGGTCGCATAAGCATAATAACAATGTCAGCGTCTTGTTCAATACTTCCTGATTCTCTAAGATCAGACAACATAGGTAGCTTGTCAGCCCTTTCTTCTACTTTACGACTTAACTGCGATAAGGCGATAATAGGTACTTCCAACTCTTTTGCTAAGGCTTTAAGGCTTCGGCTGATGTTACTAACCTCCTGCTCTCTGTTTTGGTTTGCTTTGCCTTGTCCACTCATAAGCTGTAGATAGTCTAGGAATATTACCTTAATACCATACTTCTGCTTAAGAATAGTAGCCTTAGCTCTGAGTTGTGAGATACTGATTCCTCCAGTATCCTCTATGTAGATGGGTGCTGTGATTATCTTGTCATCTGTCTTTAAAAGTAGCTTCCTTTCGTAATCGTTCAGATTATTCGTTCTAAGGCGTTTTAAGGGCACTTGACTCGTTATTGACTCTAACCTTTCAACAAGCTGTTCGGAGCTCATTTCGAGGCTAAAAATAGCCGTAGGGACGTTATTTAGTATAGCTAAGTGGTAAACACTTGAAAGCATCATTGCGGTCTTACCTGCACCTGGTCTTGCAGCTATAATACATAGGTCAGGTTTACACCATCCTGCTATAGTCTTGTTTAGTTCATCAAAACCAGTATTAAATCCTAAAAGTTCGCCATTACTTGCTAAATCTCTAGCAAAGTTGATAGCCATAACTACATCTGTAATGCTTTTTTCATAGATATTGCCATATTCAAGTAAACCTATAAGTTGACTATTTAGCTCAGAAAGTAAATCTAAAGCTTGACTATCGTTGTCTAAACAACTATTCTCAGCTATCTTAAGCACTTTATAAGCTTCTCTTTTCTTATACATCTCAATAACAATCTCAATATGGGTGTTAATATGATGGCTAGAGGTTACATTATCGGTTAACTTGGATAGGTAAAATGCACCACCTTCTCGTATGATGTCCTCATCTTGGGAGAGTTTTTGAGCTACTGTTGTAAGGTCTATAGATATGTTAGTATCATACATTTCCTTAATAGCGTTAAAGATTTTTTGGTGCTTTAGATCATAAAATATGTCAGTTTTTAGATGACCAATGACTAATGGTATAGTCCTTTTGTCTAAAAGCAATGCACCAAGTATGTTAGATTCAATATCTAATGCTTTTGGTAGGTTTATAGCAATCATTTAAGTTTGATTTGTGTAGTTATTTTGTTTGTAGGTACTTGGTCTTTAAATTCTTTAGGCTTAATTATCTCATCATAATATGATTCGTTATTTAAGTAGGTATCAGGATTCTTTCTATATTGTTTATCAGGTTGTGCTATTATGTACTCTTTAGTATGCTTGATAGCTTGTGTTCTTTGATCGTCAGTTAGCTTATTCCATTTAGCTTCTAGTTTAGTCTTACTACCAACTTTCTTATCATATAAATCCCACCATGAATTGAACGATATATTTATAGATTTATTATTAATTGTATTATTAAGTATTGTATTATTATCCTCCGCCTTTTCCGAATACCCCCCTTCGACTTTCCGAATACCTAATTCTCTTTTCCGAATAGGTACTGTAGGTGTTAAAATCCTTTGTTTTACTTGCTTACCATCATACAAAAGAAAGGTAGTTATATAGCCTTTACTAACCAACTGGCTTACTAACTCACTAATCCTTGATGGACTCAACTGAAAAAACTCGGCAAAATACTTGTTACTCGCAAAGCAACCTTTTTCTTTATCTAAGCTATCTATTTCTACCAACAATAGCTTTTCCATCCATGTTAAATTTACATCTAACCACACTTCTTTGGGAATCCAAACTCCCTTAAAATCTCTTTCCATAAAATAAAAGTGCCCTATCAAGTTCCCCCTACATTGCAGATAGGGGTTCGTATCAAGGGCAATAAGTTCTTAATGAGTCTGCAATACTCATGACAAATATACTATTTATCCTTAACTATCCTAAAAACAACATCTCTGTTGTTATGCTTAAATTTCCTCTTTAGTAATGGGCTAAGTGATTTCTTTATTGAGTCCTGTGTAATCCTTGTATTCCTTGCTGCATGAGCTAAAGATTTAAACAATACTTCACTTTTATCGTCAACATAAATCATCCTCACTGGTACTGAGTTCTCTAATCCTGCAATCTCCATCATATATTCT